ATTGTGGGAAATACGCTCAAAAGTAGTGTAATTTCAGTTCTTTTGTTCAGTGATTTTCATGTTAACGCCTATTAAATTATCACTTTCCGATTGAAAGTAAAGTAAGAATAGCACCAAAAAATAAAAAAAACATAGGGACAAACCCTAATAAAGTACAATTATTTCAAATTATTTATTTAAGGTTAGACAATGGCCCGCCCGCCTAAGGTAGATACAGTTCAATTTAGACGCAAGCTGGATAACCCTAAGCTACAAATCTTATTGTCAGCGGGTCAAGGCAATATCAGCCAGGGGTTCGAAAACCTATTGAGCCTTTATCAGCATCTACATGGTATCGGATACAGAACAGATAGCCCATTGGAAAGCATAGGGTTAGTAACTAACCTAGACGAAAAGAAAAGGGATAGCCCTAACCATGTCAATCAATAGGTTAAACAGTAAGGGATAAGACAAGGGATAGATAAGGGAACACAATCACAATCAATCTAAGTACCCTGAAAAGCGACCCGCCCTAACCCACCTGCTTGCAAATGAGAATCATTCTCAATTAGACCTGAATAAGAATCATTCGCATTTAGATGACTGGATAGATAGTGCTGTATGGAAAGACAGGGGGGGGAGGGGGTAGTGTGTGGTGGTAGATATTTGTGGTACATCAATCCTTCTTAAAAAGGAAAAAGGACATATGGAAACACTAAAGCGTGGAAGAGGAAGGCCCAAGGGAAGCGTCAAGATGACGATACAGAGGTTTGCTGACAATCCCCCTATGGTTTTACCTAAGACTGACCATCAAAGGCTTAAAGAGCTTAAGGAGTTGATGATTAGGTCAGGGGGTAAGGATGTTGCTCAAAAGGTGATAGAGATAGCATTGAATGACGAGCATCCTGGTCAAATGGCGGCTTTGAAGATGTGTATTGACAGAACCTTGCCTGTGAGTATGTTTGAAAAGGATAAGTCTCAAAGAAGTGCAGTTACCATCAATATCACTGGATTGGGTGAAGAACCGACTATTGTTGAGCAAGCAGAAGATGTAGAGGCTAAATATGGCTGATTTAAACTTTAGTCTACTTCCTTGGCAACAAGAGGTATTCAAAGATACAACTAGGTTTAAGGTAGTCGCTGCTGGGCGAAGATGCGGTAAGAGTCGTATGGCGGCTGTAACGCTTCTTATAGAGGGTTTAAAGTGTCCTCAAGGCTCTGCTGTGCTTTATGTAAGCCCTACGATGGGTCAGTCTAGACAGATTATCTGGGACTTGTTGTTAGACCTTGGTAGAGAGGTTATTCAGAATTCCCATGTAAATAATCTAGACATTACCCTGATAAACGGGGCTAGGATATATGTTCGTGGTGCTGATAGACCCGATACCCTTCGTGGTGTGTCCTTGACTTACGCTGTACTAGACGAGGTGGCAGACATTAAACCAGAGGCTTGGGAACAGGTTATACGGGCTTCTTTGTCTGACAAGAAGGGTAGAGCCTTGTTTATTGGCACTCCGAAAGGTAGGAATTGGTTTCACGATACCTTTAAACTGGGTGAGAGTGGTTCTGATCCTGACTGGAAGAGTTGGCACTTTACGACCGCTGACAACCCTTTGATTGACCCTACAGAGATAGAAAGTGCTAAAAAAACCCTGAGTACCTTTGCTTTCAAACAAGAATACATGGCATCGTTCTCTAATGCGGGAAGTGATGTCTTTAAGGAAGAATGGATTAAATATGGAGAAAGACCCAGTTATGGCTCTTACTTCATTGCTGTTGACCTAGCGGGGTTTGAGGAGGTTGCCAAACAAGCAGGGAACGCTAAGAAGCGTCTGGATGAGTCTGCTATCTGTGTGGTTTATGTCACAGAAGAGGGAAAATGGTTTGTTGAGAAGATTATCCACGGGAGATGGGATATCCGAACGACTGCTGTAAACATCCTAATGGCGATAAGAGACTACAAGCCCCTGAGTATTGGGATTGAGAGGGGGGCGCTAAAGAACGCTGTTTTGCCCTATTTGAGCGATTTAATGAGAAAGAGTAACATCTATGCCCATATCGTTGATTTAACGCATGGGAACAGGAAAAAAGCGGATAGAATTATCTGGGCATTGCAAGGAAGGTTTGAACATGGCAGAATCATTCTGAATAAGGATGAGGATTGGGATGAGTTCATTGACCAACTGTTGCTTTTCCCTGCACAGGGAGTTCACGATGACTTACCTGATGCCCTTAGTTATATTGACCAGCTCGCCGTTACTTCATATTTTGAAGAAGACGATACCGATGATTGGGAACCATTAGATGTGATTTCTGGAGTCTGAGCATGGATTTTGAACAACCAACGGATAATGACAAGGAACTTGTTTCCTTCGTAGTAGACCATTGTGATAGATGGAAAGATTACAGAGACAGTAACTTTCTTTCTGATTGGCAAGAGTACGAACGCATTTTCCGTGGTCAATGGGCTGATGAAGACAAGACCCGAGATTCTGAGCGTTCACGAATCATCACGCCTGGCACTCAACAAGCTGTAGAAACCCGCCATGCCGAGATCATGGAAGCAGTCTTTGGTCAGGGTGATTTTTTTGATATTGATGATGATGTCAAAGATGTCAATGGAAATGACATTGATGTGAGTCTCATCAAGGCTCAGTTGATGGAAGACTTCAAGAAAGACAAAGTCCGCAAATCTATTGACCAAATTGAGTTAATGGCAGAGATTTATGGTACTGGCATTGGTGAGATCATTGTTAAAACAGAGAAAGAGTACGTTCCTTCTACTCAGGCAATCCCTGGTCAAGTAGGTCAAGCTGCTATCGGTGTTCTAGAAAAAGACCGCATTTCTGTTAAGTTAGTACCTGTTAACCCAAAGAATTTCTTGTTCGACCCCAATGGAACAACCATTGATGACTGTATGGGTGTGGCTATTGAGAAGTTTGTCTCCATCCATAAGGTTGTTCAGGGCATCGAGTCTGGTCTATATCGTAAGGTAGATATTGGCGTTGACTCTGCTGATGACGACTTAGAACCTACTCAAGAGACTACTCAGTTCAAAGACCAAAAAGTTCGTCTGTTGACCTACTATGGTTTAGTTCCTAGAGAGTATCTGACTAAGGTTAATGAGCCTGTAGAAGAGTTATTCCCTGAAGACAGCGCAGCCGAGGACTACACAGACTTGGTAGAGGCTATTGTCGTTATTGGAAATGAGAGTCTTCTATTGAAGGCAGAGGAAAGTCCTTACATGATGAAGGACAGACCTATCATCTCTTATCAGGATGACACAGTTCCTAATCGACTATTGGGTCGTGGTACTGTAGAGAAAGCCTACAATATGCAAAAGGCTATGGATGCTCAAATCCGTAGTCACTTGGATTCATTGGCTCTCACGACAAGCCCAATGATTGCGATGGATGCAACTCGTTTGCCTCGTGGTGCTAAGTTTGAGGTAAAGCCAGGCAAAGCAATCCTGACAAACGGATCTCCTCAAGAGATTCTGTATCCATTCAAGTTCGGTGTTACAGATGGAAACAATCTATCTACAGCTCAGGCTTTTGAGAGAATGCTATTACAAGCGACTGGTACGCTTGATTCACAGGGAATGGTGTCTCAGGCTGCTCGTGATGGTGGCGGTATGTCTATGGCTGTGGCTTCTATTATCAAGAAGTACAAGCGTACATTGACAAACTTTCAAGAAGATTTCTTAGTTCCGTTCATCAAGAAGTCTGCCTTCCGTTATATGCAGTTTGACCCAGAGCGTTATCCTGCTGTAGACATGAACTTTGTTCCTACGGCTACGCTTGGAATTATTGCTCGTGAGTATGAACAACAACAGTTCATTTCTCTATTGCAGACCCTTGGCCCGAATACGCCTGTTTTGCCATTGATCCTTAAAGGAATCGTCAATAACAGCTCATTGTCTAACCGCTATGAGTTGATGGATACCTTGGAGAAGATGAGTCAACCTGATCCACAAGCACAACAGATGCAACAAGCACAAGCTCAGTTGGCTATGCAAGCGGCTCAGGCTCAGATTGCTGTTAATACGACACAAGCAGAGCAAAATCGTGCTGAAGCAACTAAGTTGATGACAGAGGCTCAGTTAATGCCTATCGAGTTACAGGCTAAGAACATGGCTGCAACGACTAAGAATCTACCAAATGATGCTGATTTAGCTTCTAAAGAGTTTGATAAGAGGGTTAAGATTGCTGATCTGATGCTCAAAGAAGCTGACATTAAGAATAAGTCAAAAATTGTTGAGTTACAGATGGCTGATAAGCTAAATGCTCAGTCTAAAGTTAAACAAGACTTTCTTTCTAAACTTACGGATGGTTTGAAGAATGGCTAACATCAAAGAGTTAATTCTAAGCATCGAAGCACCAGATGCTTCTTTTGATGAGAAGTTGGCAGCCATTACGGAGATGCAAGCTACTGTTGAGGCTATGCAAGCCCAAGAAGAGCAAGCAATTAACGACAATGTTGACCTTATTGTTGAGGCTTTAAGAAATATTGAAGCCAAAGTAGAGGCAAAACTTAAAGAAATTCCTGAAAAAGGCGATCAAGGTATCCAAGGGCCAAAAGGTGACCAAGGAGATCGTGGTCAAGATGGCGCTCAAGGAAAAGATGGTTTGCCTGGTCGTGATGGCAAAGATGGTTTAGACGGAAAAGACGGAATTAGCGTTCAAGATGCCAAGATTGACTTTGATGGTAGCTTAGTAATTACTCTTTCTGATGGCAGAGAAATAAATGTTGGTGAGGTAGTTCCTGTTGATGTTGCAGAAAACATCCATAAAGTTACTCACAGTATCCAAAGTGGTTCTGGTGGTGACTCACAGACTGTTTTAGATGCCATTGCCGCCTTACAAGCCACAATTGCCACTTATGGCACGATGGCGACTCAGAACGCAAATAATGTAGCAATTACTGGTGGCACTATTGACAACACAGTCATAGGAGGCACAACCCCTGCGGCTGCTACGTTTACTACGCTTATTGCTAATAGCACATCACAGTTTGGTAAAAGTTCTGCTAACTATTGGCAAGCAACTGGTGGTGCTACTACCAAAGGTGTTCAGTTTCAAGCATTAGGTACAGACACCAACATTTCCCAAGTATTCCAATCCAAAGGAACAGGAGCAATAGACCTAGCTGCTGGTAGTTCAGGGGTGAATATCTCTAATGGTGGTACTGTTACTGCTATTACTAAAACCGTGGCAGGAACTTCGTATACGTCAATTCCTACAGTAACTGTTTCTCCACCAACAACTGCTGGTGGTGTTCAAGCAACGGCTACTGTTGGCATGACGTTTTACGGAAGTAATCCAACAGTTAACAACGGCGGTACAGGCTACACAGTTTCAGATGTTTTAACTGTTGCTGGAACCACTCCAGCAGGTGTTTTGACATTAACTGTTACTGCGGTATCAGGTGGAGTTATTACTGCCGCAACACATACAGCATTTGGTAACGTAACAACATTACCTAGCGTTCCATATTCCGTAACAGGCGGCACAGGGTCTGGCGCTACTTTTACATCTACTTGGCAAACAAACTCTTACGTCATCACCAACGCAGGTTCAGGCTATGTTGAACAACCAACAGTAAGTTTCTCTGGTGGCGGTGGTAGTGGTGCAACTGCTTATGCTACGGTAGGTAGTAGTACAGTTATTAAAACATTGGGTTCAACGTCAATTACTTCTGGAATTTCATTTCAAACTCCAGCTGGCGAACAAGTAAGAATATCTGACCCTGGTACGACTACTGTTAATTATATTGCTATGTGGGGTGGAGGCACTAATGTTGCGCCTAGATTTGTCGCAGCGGGTTCTGATGCCGATGTTAGTTTGCTTTACAGTACAAAAGCTGCTGGTAATCATGTATTTAGAACAAATACAACAAACCAAACGCAGATGCAAATTAACCACACAGCCTCTGCTGTTAACTATGTACAAGTAACGGGGGCTGCTACTGGAGCTTCTCCAACAATTTCTCCTCAAGGTTCTGATGGAACATTAAACCTTAACTTACAAGTTAAAGGTACAGGTGCTGTAAGTCTTGCACAAAACAGAACAAACTATATTTCAGCATTTGGTGCAGGAACTGGTGCTTCTCCATCTTTTCTTTCACAAGGTGGAGATGCAGATATTGACTTAACCCTAACCCCAAAAGGCGCAGGCAATGTCAGATTTGGTACATACACAGCAACAGTTACCGCAGTCTCAGGATATATTCTCATCAAAGATTCTGGTGGTACAACTCGTAAACTAGCCGTTTTAACATAAGGAAATAACATGGCATTATTAAAATCAATCCAAACTGACTACATGGTTCCCGCGGAATATTGGCACATTGGAGCAGTCCAAGAAGACTTCAAAGGCAAAGGCACAGAAGTGACTTTCTATGGTTATGCAAGCAAAGCCGCACGAGATGCTGGCGCACAACCTATGTCCGCTGGTAAGGTTCAGATTTCAGGTGATGAATATGTAGCAGGTGCTGACCGAGCCGCGTTGTACGCAATCATCAAGCAAAAGCCTGAGTTTGAAGGTGCGACTGACGCATGAATACTGAATTACAACGCTACTATGAAGAGCGTTTTTCTACCATGAGTACCCAAGGATGGGCTGATCTTATGGAAGATGTTGACAATATGATTAACGCTCTTAATAATATCTCTGTAATACAGGATGAAAAAAGCCTACAATTTAAAAAAGGCGAATTATCTATTCTGGTTTGGCTGAAAACCTTGAAAGAGGTCAGCGAGAAGGCTTATGAAGAGAATTTATGATTATGTCTGCGAAAGTGGACACCGCATTGAGAAACTGGCTGATTATGAGGCAGTCAATGTCCAATGTGAATGCGGTGAGGAAGCTCATCGTGTAATAAGCGCTCCAGCTATCAAATTGGAGGGATGGTCGGGGAGTTTCCCTGGTGCGGCTAATAAGTTTGACCGCATACATCGTGAAAAATTGGCAGCAGAGCGCAAAGAGAACTCATAAATACTTAGTATCGAGTTCATGTATTTACTCCTAGAACCCATTGGGCAGGAAAAGGAAACAGTATGTTGATTGATAACGAAGACGAGATGCATAGTGAGATTGATGCCGTTGAGCAAAAGCTAGGCGATACGATTGAACAATCTGATGTTCCCGACAAATATCGGGGCAAAAACTTAGATGAAATCATTCGTATGCACCAAGAAGCTGAAAAGCTAATTGGTAAGCAAGCTCAAGAGGTTGGCGAAGTTCGCAAACTGGCTGATGAACTTATCAAGCAAAATCTTGGCTCTAAAGTCCAAAATACTGAGGTTGAACCTGAAATTGACTTCTTTGAGAATCCTCAAAAAGCAGTTCAGAAGACAGTTGATAACCATCCTGATGTACTTGCGGGTCGCCAAGCGGCTCAAGAGTTCAGAAAGATGCAAACTCAACAGAAGTTAGCGAATGCTCACCCTGACTTTGCTCAAATTGTGCAAGATCAGGACTTTGCGAACTGGGTGAAATCTTCTCCTGTTCGTTTAGGTTTGTATTCAAAGGCTGATGGAGAGTTTGATTTTGATTCTGCCAATGAATTGCTCACTACTTACAAGGAAATCAAAGGTGTGAAGACTCGTCAGGCTCGTGAGGAAGGTGAAACTACTCGCAAGCAGAATCTTCAAGCCGCATCCGTGGACAGTAGTGGTACAGGTGAATCAAGTAAGCGGGTTTACAGGCGAGCTGACCTAATTCGGCTGAAAATGACAGACCCTAGCAGATATGAAGCACTTTCTGATGAAATCATGCAAGCGTATAGCGAAGGTCGGGTAAAGTAATCTTTTTAATCTTGGAGAAATAACATGGCTAATACAGCTTTTGCACCCAATAACAACGTAACAGTAACAACTGCTGCGAAGTTTATCCCCCAAATCTGGTCTGATGAGATCATTGCTGCCTATAAGAAGAACCTCGTGATGGCTAACGCTGTCAAGAAGATGAGCTTCCGCGGCAAAAAAGGCGACACAGTTCACATTCCAGCCCCTGTTCGTAGCGATGCGAGCGCCAAAGGTAAGACTGATGCAGTTACCCTGTTGGTTAACACAGAGTCTGAAATCCTCGTTTCTATCAACAAGCACTATGAATATAGCCGTTTGATTGAAGATATCGTTGAGACACAAGCTCTGACATCTTTGCGTTCTTTCTACACAGAAGACGCTGGTTATGCCTTGGCTAAACGTGTTGACTTGGACTTGATCCAGTTGGGTCGTGGCTTCAATGGCGCTACAGTCGGTACTGATGACTATGCTACTAGCAACACTACTACCAAAGCCTATATTGGCTCTGATGGTACTACTGCTTATAACAGCACATCATCTAATGCTGCTGCTTTGACAGACGCTGCAATCCGCCGCACTATTCAGCGTTTGGATGATAACGACACTCCTATGGATGGTCGCTTCTTTGTAATCCCACCCTCAAGCCGTAACACGCTGATGGGCTTGGCTCGTTACACAGAACAAGCATTCGTTGGTGATGGCGCTGGTAGCAATACCATCCGTAATGGCGAAATCGGTAACCTGTATGGTATGCCTGTGTTTGTTACTTCTAACGCTGACTACGGCTATGGTAACTCTGGTGCAGACCGCATCTGCTTGATGGGCCATCGTGATTCTATGGTTCTGGTTGAACAAATGTCTGTCCGTACACAGACTCAGTACAAACAAGAATACCTCGGTACATTGTTTACTGCCGACACTATCTATGGTGTTGCTCGTATGCGTGATGCGGGTACTGTTGGTGCAGCCAAGTCTAGCTCTGCCTTTGCTTTGGCAGTTCCAGCCTAATTGTTGCCATTTCCCCTCGCCTTCGGGTGGGGGGTTCTTTTTAATCTAGGAGGAATTTATTATGGCAACCGCATCCGCAGTAGTCTCACGCCGTGGTAACGATCAGTTCCGTGGCTTGTTTAGCGATACATGGTCAGTCCGTGCTACCCTTGACGCTGGTTCATTGGTTGATGGCGCTGGTGAAACAGACGACGTAACAGTACCAGGCGTAGCATTGGGTGACATAGTTCTAGGCGCATCTTTGGGTGTTGATTTGGTTGGTTTGTCAGTAACAGGTTATGTTTCTGCTGCAAATACAGTCAAATTCCGCATTCAAAATGAGTCTGGTTCAACTGCTGACTTAGCATCTACAACACTTCGTTTTGTTGTGGCTCGCATGGTCTAAATCTAAAGGGGGCTAATAACCCCCTTTTTAATGGAGTTCTTATGGCAACCTTTCGATGCTTACAGAGTGGTCAGACAGTCACTTTTGTCAACCAACATGACATTGACTCAATGAAAGGTCATCAGGGCTATATTAGAATCGACCAAGAAGAGGTCGAGAACAATGAGAAACCTCTTGTTTTAGCTCCACCAACTCCCATCAAAAAGATGGGAAGACCTAAGAAAGTTGCAAATGTCTGAAATTGATCCAAGAGAATTTGGTCGTTTAGAAGCACAAGTTGAGGCTTTGCAGACTGAAGTTCATGCTTTGCGTGAAGATATTAAACAGCTCTTAGAGATGGCAAACAAGTCTAAAGGCGGTATGTTTGTCGGAATGGCTATTGCCTCTGTTGTGGGCGGTATTATTTCATTTATAGCCACTAAGGTTGTGCGATGAAACTCTTTGGCGAAACCTGTCCTTTGCCAACACAAGATGTGGCAACCAACTTGAAGAACCGCAATAACGCCTTCAAAAACTTTGGTTATGGCCCACCAAATCCTGATGAGCCAAATGATGCTTTTTGGCTTAAAAAAGCAAAGATGTATAACGCTCCTACTGATGTCATCAAGGGTATGAGATGTGGCAA